CCGGTCGGCCGCGCCCAAGTCGATGACCTCGGCCTCGTAGGCGAGGTTCGGCAGCTCGCCGGTGTCCTTGAACCGCTGCCTCGTGACCTCGACGTGGGTGTTCGGCTGGGCGGCGCGCTTGACGATGAACTCGCTGTCCGGGTTCGCCATGAGGGCGCTGGCGCCTCGCGGGCGGTCGGCGTCGCCGTGCCCGGAGTGCGCGACGATCAGCACGCTCGCGTCGTACCGCTCGCGGATGAAGCGCGACACGGCCGACAGGTACGCCGCCACCTCTTGGTTGCTGTTCTCATCCATGCCGGCGCTGAACTTGGAGAGCGTGTCGATGACGACGAGCGTGGGCCGGATGCCGGCCTTGTCCATCGCCTCGACCAGCATCGCCATCTCCTCCTCTCGGTTAAGGTTGAGGGGGCGCTCGAGGGCGAGCACGGGCAGCGTGCGCAGGTCTTGGCCGCCGCCGAAGGTCTGCATCCACGCCTTGACGCGCCTGCCGAGTCCGCCGCCCTCGCCGGAGAGCAGCGCCACCGGGTTGCCGGCGGTGGCGATCCGCATGGCCCAATCCAAGGCTATGAAGCTCTTGAAGCTCGCGCGCGGCCCCGCCAGGACGGCCACGACCTTGGCCTCGATGACATGGTGCAGGAGCCATTCCGGCTCGCGGTTCTCCTCGACGATATCGGCGACATGGCGCAGCACGACCGAGAACCCTGTGGCGCTAGTAACGCCCGGCGATACTACCGCAGCATCCGGCTCACGCACTCGCTCCATGCCGCGCGCCTCGGGCACGTCGCCGTAGTCTGGCCCCGGCTCATCGCGCTGCGGCGGGCCGATACGCACGGCCTCCGAGACTGGCGCCCAGCCGCCGGCGCGGGCGGCGTTGAAGAGGGAGCCGAGCGTGACGCCACCGCCGCGGTCAAGGTGGAAGCTCTGCCACCGGTACTCGATATCGGCGCGCCCGGCGTACGAGGCCGGCAGCACGCCGGTGATTCCGCCGCAGCTCCACGCATCCCAGAGCTCGAGGCCGTCGTCTGCGCCGCCTGATGCGTGGTGCAGCGCCATGCCGACCATCAACCAAGCGTCGTAACCCTCCGGGTCGATGTGCGCGATCGCCTCGGTGACGCGCGGCAGGTCGCGCTGGAAGTCCTGACTCGTACCAGGCCGAGGCGGCATCCTGGCCGCGACCTCGGCGGGCAGCTCAAGGTCCATCCGGCGCTCGTCGATGAGCCCCGCCGGGAGCGGCTGCGCTTCTTCCATCGGCCCGCTCTGGCCGTAGTGGAGCGGCCACCAGATGACATAGCCGCCCTCGGCGCGGATGTCGAGCCCCGCGCGCTTCACCTTGCCCAAGACGACGGACGCGCCGCCCCTGATCTTGACACCAGCCGGCGCCTTGAAGAGGTAATGCCGCCCGCCGCTACCGCCGCCGGTCTGATGCACCCGCGTCTTGGTGAGGTCAGATTGGTGCTCGCTGATCCAGTCCTGCGCCGCGCTCGAGGCGCTGCGGTGGTCGTAGTCGATGACCACGAGCCCGGTGATGGAGCCGGTCGGCACCCCGACTAGCGCCTCTGGGCTCGCGGCCCACCAGCGCCGGATCTGCTGCTCATCTTGGGTGGCGTCCTTGAACCCGTTGCGGGTGAGCGGGCTTTTGGCCTTTAGGACGCGCCCGTCCTGGTCGGTCTGGTCTGCCCTGCGGCACGGAAAGACCGGCGCGCGCTTGGCGAGCTCAAGGACGCGCTCGACGGGCACGACGGCGGTGAGGTCTGGTTTCATGGGTAGATATCCGGCCGCAGGGCCTTCCTAGATACACCGGTCGCTGCCTCGACGGCAAGCGCGCGCAGCGGCGGCACGCGCCCGGCGAGCACCCATTGGTGTACGGCCTGCGGCTTCACCTTAAGTTTACGGGCCAGCGCGGTCTGTCCGCCCGCCTGGGCGACCGCGTGGAGTAGCGCCGCGTGTGGCGGCTGGACTTTGGGTTTAGGCATAGCGCCGGGAGGGTAGCAAGTGCGCCTTGAGGCGGCAAGGGCGGCGGCTGAAAAATATTTTCAAGAAAGGCTTGACACCCCTCCCGGCCTGTTGCAGTATGCATTCCACGGGCGGCGATGTTGCCGACCGGAAGCGATAGAAGGAGACGCATCATGGTTTATATCAAGCATGGCCGCAGCGTTAAGCAAGCGGAATCGGTTGAGGCGGTTGCTGTGTGGTGGGACGACTACCGCGACGCGCTCGTGATGAACGGCGGCGGCGGTTCGCGTGCCCTTGGCAACGGCGTCACGGTCTACGCCGACCGCGAGTGCAAGGTCGAGGTCGCAAAGGTCTCGTATAACGGCCGCATCTGGCCGGTGCAGGTGGCCGCATGACTCCCCTTGAGACCGCCTTCTGCGTCGCCTTTGTATTGGTCTGCGCAATCTGGCTCGGCATCCTTCTGCTCTTTATGTGGACCCGCCCCGCGCCGTGGTCGTGCCTACGCGACCGCCGCGAGCGGTTGCCGCACCCGACCATCCGCGCGCGCGTCGTGCAGCCGGGCAAGTATTCGCGGTGGTTCGTATGAGCGCCCCCGTCGACAACTTCTACAAGAGCTTGGAGCGGACGATGGGCCTGCGGATTGAGTTTGAGTACCCGGGCGGCGTGAGCCCCCCGACCCGCGCGCGACTCTGCGGCGTCAGCGTCGGCGAGTTGGCGCAGGCGCTGCGGTTCTCTGGGCTTTCACTTTTTACAGGCCACGACGGCGTGGTCGAAATCCGAAGAGTCGATTCAACAACCCAAGAAGGAGAGAAGCGATGAGTCTGTTTGTTAGCGCCGCCCCTGGCGGCAGTTTCGAGCCCCGCAAGCCGATTGAGGCGGGTGCGTATGCAGCGGTCTGCGATATGGTCGTGGACCTTGGCGTCCAGCCGTCACCCGGCGGCCAGTTTGCGCCGAAGCGCACGGTGGTGCTGCGGTTCCAGATACCGGAGATTCGGGTCGAGATTACGAAGGACGGCGAGACGAAGAGCCTGCCGGCGGTCATCAGCCGCACGGTGGGTCTGAGCCTCAACGAGAAGTCCACGCTCTACGCGCTGCTCACCTCGTGGCGCGGAAAGGCGTTCACGCCGGAGGAGTTGAAGAAGTTTGACCTGGGCAAGATCGCCGGGAAGCCTGCGTTCATCAATGTAACGCACAGCGTTAAAGGCGACAGAACGTATGCCAACCTCACGTCCATCATGCCGCTGCCGAAGGCGATCCCGGCTCCGGTGATGGAGGGCGAGGCGCTGGTGTACTCGACCGACGAGCCGAACGGCGCCCTCTTCGACAAGCTCCCGACCTGGATGCAGGAAAAGATCGCCGCCCGCATCGTCGACGCGCCGAAGGCGGCCCCGAAGCCTGCCGCCGCGCCCGCGGCGCTGGCGTCGGACTTTGCCGACGACGACCTGGCGTTCTGATCGTGCCTACACCGAGACAGGGTTATAAGGCACTCGACGGGAAGAAGATCCCGAGCGTCACCACGGTCCTCAAGATCAAGGACCCCGGGGCGCTCATCAACTGGGCGTACAAGCAGGGCCGCGAGCACGGGCTGCTGGAGGGGCAGGGCAAGGACGCGCCGGGCGGTCTGTACGAGGGCAACGACATCCTCGCCATCGGGACGTGCGTCCACGCCATGTGCGAGGCCTGGGTGAAGGGCGGTAGCCCGGTGGAGGTGCTCGAGAAGAGCATCGCCGCCGAGACCGTCACCGACCCGGTGTCGTTCCGCGCGCGCGCATCGTCGGCGTACTCGGCCTTCGAGTTCTGGTGCAAGGGCACGCAGCTCGAGATCATCGACTGCGAGGTCAAGGTCATCAGCGAGGCGCACCGGTACGGCGGCACCTTGGACTTCATCGGCCGCCTCGACGGCAAGCTCGTGCTCGGGGACTTCAAGACCTCGAACTCGGTCTGGCCGGAGATGCTGTGCCAACTGGCGGCGTATGCGAAAGCGTACGAGGAGACGACCGGGAGCCGGATCGACGGCGGGTACCACCTGCTGCGGTTCAGCAAGGAGAACGGTGACTTCGGCCACCACTACTACCCGAGCCTGGACGATGACGCTTGGCCGGCGTTCCTGCACCTGCGCGCGCTGCACGACCTGAACGAGAGGCTCAAGAAGAGAGCGGCCTGATCCACCCTCGAGTCTGGCGATACCCACTTCGGAGCCCGGCCCCGTCCAGACAGCCGGTACCCTACTATGACGCTACACACACACGCCGGCCCGCTGCCTACGCACCAGTATGTCTGGGTCGAGCCAAACGCGATCGGCGACCACGGCTGGCTGCGGGCGGTCTGGTTTGGGCTCACGAGCTTCCCCGGCCGCGCCTTCGGGTGCCATGTGCTGCTTGAGTGCGGCGCGGTCTACCGCAACGTGCCGCTGCACCAGCTCGCGTCTCGCAATGAAGTCGACGAGCCGTGGACGCCGGCACAGGCCGCGACCTGGGACTGCTACGGGTACCAGTTCTCTACCATCGAATACCCGTTCCTGCAGAGCATGAACTGCCGCGCGCGCTTGCAGGACAAGTCGGAGCGCCGCGGGATGTACCTTTTTACCGTGGCCCCGGTCGGCGATGCCTTCAGCGCAGCCCCAGAGCAGAGCAAGGAGTTCTATTTCCTGCAGCTCGAGAACGGCCGGTTTACGGCGCAGCCGACCAACCATTTGCTCATCGAGGATCGCTCTTTCACGGCTGCGCTGGAGTGGCCGAAGTTCTTGCGCCGGCAGAATGAGTGGCACAGCGCGGAGGACCAAGAGTGAGCCTGCAGGATCGCGGCCTGCGCCCTATCGCAGAGCTCGCCGCCGACCGCCCGCACGGACATCGGCTGCGGTACCTCGGCGGGTGCAAGTGCTTTCACTGCCGGCGCGCGAACAGCGACTACGAGCGCGAGCGCCAGGCGGCCCGGGCCGCGGGCGACTGGAACGGCATCGTCGACGCTGCTTCGGCGCGGCGTCACATCCTCGCGCTCTCCCGAATGGGCGTCGGTCGCCGGATGGTGGCCGCGGCCTCGGACGTTGCAGAGTCGGTCATCGCCGACATCCGCACCAAGCGAAAGCTGCGCATCCGAGCGCGAACCGAGCGCCGGATCTTGGCGGTGACGCCTGCCTATCGCGGCGATGCCGCGCTGGTCCCGGCCAAGCGCACTTGGGAGCGGATCGAGTGGCTGCTCGATGAGGGCTTCACGAAGTCACGCATCGCGCTCGAGCTCGGCAGGAAGACGCGGGCGCTGCAGCTGAATCGGGAATGGGTGACGGCGCGGAACGCCGCTGCCGTCGAGGCGTTAGTGAGGAGGTACCAGGCATGACCATCGAACTCGACGACTGGGACCGCGACTGGCTCGCGCGCGCGCACTCGGAGTCAGAGTACCGGGCGAAGTGTAAGGAACTGATGGAGCG